GAGTTGTTGGCACCAAATATCCGCATGTTCTTCACGCACAAAAAGAATAACTTCGTCATGAACGACACCCGCGATGCGGACGACTTCTTCACCATCAGCTTTCAGCAATGGCCATAATTTACCGAGTGTTCGCTTAAGTACAGCGGCACCGGCCCCCTGTATTGGGGTATTGGAACGCACTGTGAGTGAGTTGTGGTCGCCCGGTAGAAACCGCCGCAGCCCGGAGTTACGAATCCTGATCGCGGCATCAGTACGATTGAGATTAGCTTGTGCAGCATTTTCGCGTTGCCACCGGCTGATTCCTTTATATGCAGCGTGGAACTTGGAGCGGATTTCTCCAGCTTCAAAGAGATCCATTTGTATCCCCATTCCTGCCGCATAGTTGCGTAATCCTCGGGCTCCCGATCCATACAACAGACCAAAGTTCGCAGATTTGCTAATTTGCCGCATGTCCTTCGTAACTTCATCTTCTGGGACGCCATAAATTTGCATTGCGGTAACAGTGTGCAGATCCAACCCCTGCTGGAACGCTTGGATCATCAGCTCGTCTTGAGCTTCCCAAGCGGCTAGCCGCAGTTCCATCTGGGCGTAGTCCGCCACTACCAGTTTCCACCCGGCCGGTGCCTTAACGCAGGCCCTAAACCTTGAGTCTCTTGGAATTTGCTGAAGGTTGGGACCAATACAGGACATGCGCCCCGTGTCAGCCCCGAGCTGCATGTAACTTGCCTTAATAAACCCATCGCTACCGAGGTGTTTAAGCAGCGCTTCTACCATCTGGCGCCGCTTTTCCACCCGCTTCCAAGCAAGGTATTCGGCCACAACTTTGTGATCCCCTGCGTATTCCCGAAGAGCTGCCCGGCTGGCACTGGGTTTGCCGTTGTTGTCAACAGGTTGCCTATCCAAAAGAGTTGTAAAGATATCTAACAACTGCTTGGGGCTATTGAGGTTGAAGCCAGCTTCCTTTTTAGTGCCAGCACGAATGCTGCCTTCCGGCTTGGAACGCAAGTTGAAGGTGCCATCTGGATCACGCGGCAGTTTCTTGTGAGCCGGCAAAGCCTCGTCGAGTGTTTCGATGAAGGCTTCGCCCAACCTGACGTGATCCTTGGCCAGATCCTCGTGCAGTTCTTCCAGGGCCTGCTTGTCGAAGGGCAGACCTGTCCGCCACAACTGCGCCATCGCTGGCAAGGCAGCACATTCCAGAAACCAGGCCTTGTGGAGGTTGCCTTCAGCCATCCGCTGGTTGATGTGCCCATCCAGCTGGGTCAGCAGGTAGACGTCATAAGCCGCGTAGTCCAGCTGACTTGGCGTGAGGTCACCACTCCAGTCACTTTTCTGTTCTTCCTTGGAAATCTCCAACTTCAAGTAACGCTTTACAACATGTTGCAAACCGTGTTTGAGGTTGGGCAGCCCGTTAGTCAGGATGCGACTGGCCAGCATGGTGCAGAGCACCCGGCCATTGGGATAAAGCTCGTGTTCCTGCAGCCACCCCAAGTCAAAGACAGCGTTGTGGGCTATCCAAAAACGCTTGACCGAGAAAAACTCTTCCAGGTCAATCCAGTCGTTGTCCTCCAGATCCCAGCAGTCAATGACCACGGGTGTCCTGTCTATGGCTGCCAACTGGAGCAGCCGCAGACCACCAAAAACCGGCTGCAGTCCAGTGGTTTCACAGTCAAAGGCGACGGTGGTGGCATTGAACAGCGTGTGCAGGTGCTCAATGCCATAGAGGTAGTTGGTTGCCATCAGTTGTGCAGCTCGATGTGCTGGGCATGAGCAGCGCTATGCATTTCCTGCATACTCATCGGCGGTTCACCGGGGCACAGGTCTGCATCAGACGGTTCCCACTCGATGCAAGCTATAGCCGTTTCCAAAGCAGGCATGAGTTCCTCCTCGATCACATCCATCAAATCAAATGGGATGTGAGCATCCATCTGGTGACGGCTGCCATCGCGTTCGACGATGACCTTGAGCTTTTGCTGGAACTCAGCAACTAGCGTCGAGACTTTCCAAAAATCGCTTGTCATGGTTTGAGCCTGGTAGGGCGTACTTGTGTAGTGTAGCAGCCTAGTAGGCTAGGCCGCCTCGTAAAGGACACAATCCGTTGCAAAGTCGCCGCCGGCATCTGGAAACTCAAAGCCACAGCTGCCACCACTCCAATGCACGCACTGGTCACAGAGGATGCCCCCTTGCCCGGCAAGAGCACAACCATCTTCCCGGAGCTGCCGGTAGATGTAGGCGTAGGACTGCCCCAGTCGAATCTGTGAGATCGCCTGGTGCGAAATACCAAATTCTGCCGCCAGCGCCAAGGTACTTCTGGAGGAAAGCATGATCTGCTTAGCCTGCTCTAACGTCAACCGCCTATTAACAACCGGCGGAAATCGCACAATCGGCTCTGCATCTTTGCCGGTAGACAAAGTGGACCAGCGTTCCGTGCAGTCCTTACAGTAGTACCTACGTCGCCGCGTCCCATCTTTCTGAACGCGGCTATCAATCACCTTGTAGTTTTCGGATTTACAACTCGAACAGATCATCACTCATTTGGTTGTAGACATCTAAAATCGTGTTGCGGTGAAAGCCACAGGCCTGCAAAAAGTCTGTGAATGTTTCGATCACCTCAGAAGCCAACACACCCGTAACTTTGACGTTGTAGGCAGTGGTGATCTGGGCGGCATCGTCCGAGCGAATCATCTCGAACTTGTAGTGATTAGCCATTGCGGTACTCCTCGGAATCAAGTTTGTCGATCAGCCTGTTCAAGTAGAAGCGGGCTTTGCTGGCGTCAATGTAAGGGTCCTCTTTAAGCCAAAGCCGGCTCATGTACTTAAGGACTTGCCATTGGAGCCCACCAACAACAGCGTCGGGGGCTTGCTTTACGCAATCTTCGATGAAGTCAATGACCTCAACCTTTCCAGCCGTGTAGTGACTGGGATGGTTCACAACATCTTGTTTCATAGTTTGGCGGCAGTAACTTTTTGGTCGAAGTTGTAGTGCCCAACGATGGAGTAATCCTCAGCTGGAGTTGCGGACATGCGATGGAACACGATCTGCCCAATCCGCATACCAGGCCACAGTGCAACGGGATGAATAGCCCGTGCATTTTGCAGCTCCAGTGTGAGCTTGGAACCCTGCCAACCTGGATCGCAGTAACCAGCCATCAGATGCTCAATACCAGAGCGAGCCCTGGAACTTTTAAGTGCAAACTGTCCGGCCAGAAATGACGGCAGAAAAAACGTTTCGATAGTTTCCGCGAGGATGAACTCTTTGGGCGGCAGTAAAAACGGGTGTTCTTCGGTGTAGCCCTTAATGGAAAAGGGCTGCATCTGTGCAGTCAGGGGGACTTCAACAAGAAGATTCTCACCGAGTCTCACATCGAGACTGGCCGGATTGACCAGTGCTGGGTCGTAAGGATCCACAAGGCCCTCCTCGCAGAGGGCCCGGATCTCTGTATCACAGAGGATCATGCGTGGACAGTCACGGGCGCAGTTTGCTGCAGGTTGACGTGCTTCCAGGTCTTGCCCCACTTGATGCTGTTGATCGTGGTGATGTGGACCTTGTAGTCCCGGCTGATCGAGGTAGCCCCCTCACCCTTAGCCAAGCGACGCTTGATCTCCAGCACCTGCCGGGTGTTAAGTGCCCGGTACTTGCGGCGAGACTTATGCGTCTCACCTTGAGACTCCGCTGCGCTAGTCGCTTTGGGTGTCTTGACTGCGGGCGTGGTGCCGTCGAAGTTGACGGTCTGGCACGTAGCCAGCAGCGTCTGGATCGTGGCGAGGTGCTGGTCGATGGTCTTGATACTGTCCGACAGAGTACGGACTTGTGTGTCAGAAAGGATGGTGAGCATTGTGCTAGGTAAAGCGTTGATAGTGTAGTACCTAAGGAGTGCCAGTCAGGTACTGCGAGCGAAGTTGCAACAAGGTTGCCTCGGGCAAGTTGAGCAGCTCGTACATCGCAATCCGGGCCAGCAGTTCGTGGTTGATGCTTTCGCTGCTGACGAAGGCGTCCACAAGGTGGATGAAGAGCTGGTTGGGCGTTTGGGGCTTGACCCAGCTCGTATCACAGGGGATGGGTTCTGTCCCGTAGGACCAGTCGTCGTAAGACTCTTCGTTGCGAAGGGCCTTAGCAGTCGTCTGCCCAATCCGACTGATCCACCACTTCCCAGTTGTCGATTCGTTCGCTAACAAGGCGCCTGACTCCTGCATCGGTCGCGGGGATTACGTCGTCTTCACAAAGGTAGAAGGTGCCTCGGCACAGAGCAGGTGCCCATTCGGCGGGGTCTTCGTAGGTTTCGTTGCGTACCACAACAGCATCTTCCACGAAAGCTTCCACATCGCAGCGCCCATCAGGACCAAAAGTAAGATTGTAAATTTCGAGCACATCAGGATTCACTGGACACCTCCAGGCCACTATGGGCACAATTCTGTTCAAGGTCGTCCATCCAGACGTCCCAGGACATCTTGAGGAACTGCTCCATGTCGTCGAGCTGTGCCAGATGGCGCTCGTCGTAGGCGGTTGATAGGCCGAGGGCCTGTGCGCGTTTGATTTCCTGGATCACGGTTTGTCGGGCCCAGCCGATAGCGAAGTACCACGGGCTGAGTTTTTCGTTGGGTATGTCGGTGCGGATGGCCATTGCCCTCCAGTAAAAGGAACGGTGCGGAAGCTCTCGCCCCCACACCTGTAGTGTTACACAGCCACGGCGTTTAGACCAGTAGGCCAGTTGTAAAAGTTCACACCCGCCTGGTGGCTTCCAGTTCGGCGGCCAGAACGGCGGCAGAACGTAGCAGGGTGGTGAGGGTGACAGGTCGCATGTGGCGGTCGTGCGCGAATCGAACAGCCCACCGGACACCCATCGACACGTTGCCATTGCCGAGGGTGCGGGCCACGTCAATTTCTTCCTGGCTCATGCGCAGGTTGACGGTCTTGTTGCGTCCCCGGTTCTTAGGCCGCCTACCGGGGTTCAGTTCGTCCAGCTTGTCAGCCATGACCTTCCAGCTCGGCTGCGATGGCATAGAGATCGTCCTCGCACAAGATGCCACTGCCAGTCGCATGACCAAAGCTCAGGTGAAATGCAGCAGCCCGCAAGGCGGCGGCAGCAATGGCTTCAGCATCAGGCGATTCAGCCACTTCTATGGCCGCATCCATCACCGCCTGCGCGGCGGGGGAGAGGTCAGTCATCGTAACTCAAGTACAGAACGAGCAATGTCAATAAAAGTTTCTGGACTGATGAAGTTCCAGTCGTTCTCATTGAAGAGTTCAACCAGTTCCTCATCTGTTGGCCCCTGCGGATCCGGCTGGGCCAGGGCGGCGCGGGCGCGGTCTACAAGCACGTGTGCATCGGCGCAGTCAGCTTCATCGCCGAAAGCAACCCAGTCTTCAAGCTCGTCAACAAGCTCAGCGCAAAGTGTTCGGAAGTCAGTCATCGAGTTGCTCCAAGGCGCGGCGGATGGTGTCGAAATCGTCGTTGTTGTGTGGGTTCCAGTTGCGGTGCATGGCTTCTAACGCTTGCTCCTTCAAACTTGGCGGCTTGGGGCGGCGGGCGGAGTACAAGAAATCCCGTGCGTTTTTGTCAGACAATTCCAGTAGCTTTACGCACGCCTCCAGCTCCTGGTCGGCGCCCCATTGGGCGGCGCGGGTGGCGATGTGTTGTTCGTATGCCCAGTGCTCATCGTTGTGTGGCACGCCTGAAAGGTTGGCGTCGTGCCCCCACTGCTGCACCAGCTCCAGCGGTGGGGTGATGGGGTTAGGTGTTGTCATTAGTTCTCCTCTCTAGTGTGGTAGCCAAGAGCAGCCATTAGCCTCGAAGTCTGGCGGTTAAGTTCTTGCGGATCCGCTTCACGTGCAAGCTCGGCATTTGCAAGTTTGCACGCCAGTTCATGGTCATCCATGTCGAGCACTTTCGCGATGCTTTGACGGATGTGGGATGCGTCAGAACGCGA